CTTTCAATAATGGCTTTAACATTGCATGAACCTTATCAAAACCATGTGACTTCATAGCGTCTGATATGTCTTTACATATAGTTGGTACAAACCCATTGATTTTATATGCATCAGCATATCTCTCAACAGCCTTGAGACCAGCCTCATCATTATCAAAAAGTGTTATTACTTTCTTATATTTCTTTTTGAAATGTTGAATTATATGAGGTTTTATCATAGTATTCTCTGAGTCTGGAGCTATAACTTCAAGGTTATACCCCATACCTTTAAGACACATAGCATCTTTTAAAGAAGAACAAATTACTAAATAGGGTTGATTATATTCTAACTGATCTAGTCCCTGCAAGTAACTTTTAACTTTAAAGAATTTATGTGATTTACTTTTAGGTTGATAGAATTTAAATACTTTACCTTCTTTGTCAAAGTATCCAAAGCAACAACTATTACCTATGCGTAAATTTTTTATATCAGATTCTTTTGTTTTAACTAAATTATAATAATCTATAGGTCTAACATTATACTTTTCAAGCATAGTTTTTCCTATTCTATAGCTTAGCCAATACTTTTGATCTTCAATACTCCAACCTTTAGTTTTAACAAAATCCAATTGCCATTTAGGCTCTGGAACTATAGTTAAATCTTTATATTCAGATGTCTTTATGTATTCATTGTAATCTGCAACAATCTTTCTCATTGCTTCAGGATATTCTATTTCAAATAACAACTTTACTAAATCTACTTTATTACCATTTTTACCAGTAGAAAAATCTTTAAACTTATATTGCATAATTTTTTTATCAACATATATGCAAAAGCTTGGTGTTTTTTCTGAGGGATTAAAGACTGATTTAATCTTTAGGTCTTGGCCAGTTAGGCGTTCTGATAAATTTAAGTAATATTGAAATACCCATGTGCTTGGTACATCTGATCCTTCTAATACAAAATTTTTAGTGCTAAACATAATTAAAATGTATTAATGTAAATCAAGGGGTGCTGCTGGGTCCTTTCGGAAACACTATGCAGACACACCCCTATCATTACTTATTTAACTATAAATCAAAGTCATCTCCTGAAACTGCAGCTGGTTCAAAGCTATTTGTTTTAGGTTCTTCATTTTTAATTAATCTTCTTAGATGATTATTATTATTAGCATCAAATTTTAAGATTCTATTAGCTTCACTATTTAAAGCTTCAACAGGGACCCCATCTTTACTTCTTTTAGGTAAAAATAAGTCATTGTTTATATACCCGTCTCTGTTTTCCCATTCACGTGCACCTAAACAAGCATTAAAATAACCAGTGTTAGAGAATAACTTATTACACTCTACCATAAATTGATCAATTGTATTAGCTTCAATTTTATCTAGCTCAGCTCTTTTACCAAGTGCTTCAGATAAAAATACCATAGATTTCAATACTTCTGTATCTCTAGATATTTCTGTACCACTTTGTAAAGTAGTATCTTTATATGGGTAAGGACTAAACCTAACTCTACCAACTTGTCCTTCATATTTTGGACCATTTGGATTTTCCATATCTTTTAAGAAACCATTGAATTCTCCTGTGATAGGTTCTGTCTCAACATGCAATACAATATTGTATGCTTCAGCATCATATGGTGTTTGGTCAAATGATACTGAATTGATTTTGATAACATTGTTACCTGGTTCAATTACTGGTTTAGTTCCACCTGATCCGGCAGACATGTCTTTTGTGTTTAACATAATTTACTTTTTTAAAATTTATTTATTAATTACTCTTCATATTTTTGCATGCAATCTTTTACATGCTGTAGGTCATTAGGAATGAAGAAATCCTCAAACATACCCATTGGTGATTTACATGTGTTCTCTCCATCGTTTTGAGTTTCAAAACCATATTCAAGTACACCATCATCATTTTTAATTACTCTTCCAAATAATACTATAGAAAATAAGCCTTCCAAAGTTAAAGTATTATCAATCATTTTACCAATTGTTTTAGCCTTAATTTTTCTGTTTCCATTTACATCAGTAGAATCTTCTGAGTGTGTCAAAAAGATTACAGTTAAGTCATCTCTCAAATCTTTAGGCAACTTTGCCACCATGGCAAGGTTAGCTGCAATCTGAACAAACTTATCATAACCTTTTTCATTAGCTCTATCAAAATATTCAAAGGAGCTCATATATTGCCAGTCATCAACAACAATAGTTTTTATGTGACCCATTTTTTGATCAACATGATTTATAGCTTTAATTATTCCAGGAGCTGTTGCTGTGGAAGTTAAATTACCTTTAGGATTATCTTTGCTTATCTGAGTGTATTTACTCTTATAGCCTTTAAATGGCAAAGGTTTATTTGCTATGTTTATAATGAAAGTCTCTTCTGGTTTTAATGTTCTAATTGAGGTAGACTTTCCTGTACCTGAATCAGCAATTACTAATAAGCTTTGTGCCATGATTATTTGATTAATTTAGTTATTACTTTTGTTAATGTTATTATTGATTGATTTATATCTTCAAGCTTATTAACCATAGCACTCTCTATTGAAATAGGATCTGGCCCAGTCAAATCAGCAAATGGTATTGGATTACTTATAACTGCTTTTACATTTTTTCTACTTGTTACATCATTAATTACTTTTAATTCTGATACTGGTATTAAATGTCTTTGAAATCCTGAACTTGAGGTTATTAATTCATACTCACTTTTCCAATGAGGATTATACTTATGTAGATACAATGTTCTTTTTGGATCTTCACTATCATAATCTATACTAACAAACTCAGTATATATATTTTCTTCTTTTTCTAATTCACTAGGAAAGAAGCTAACATGTAGTTCATCTTTTCCTTTAGGCCTATAAGCCATTTTTGGTATATACAGAGCATCTAGTTTACTTTCTTTCTGAAAATAATCTTCATGCTCTTCTCTAAGTTTTGCAACTTTTGATTTTCTTTGATCTGGTGTTAATCCCATTTTTTTATCTTTATTAATATTTTTTGTGTTTATCATCTGCGTTCTTGTTGTTGAGGTGTAGCCATTTCTTCTATCTGCATTTGTTCAAATTTAGCTTTAAAGAAACTCATCCGGGCATCACCATTTCTAGCTTTTAAGAAATGTAAAACTAATGTTCTATCACTTTCTATAATATACCTATCAGGGCCATAGAACCTAATCTTTTGTTTAGCAGGTCTGTTAATACCTATAAGCATATCTGCATGTTGCAACATAGCATCTGAACCAAATATATCTGACTCAAGTATATAATTACCATACTTGCCATCAATAGCTCTATCCGGATTATCTATATTTCTATTAAGTTGTGACAAAGCAATAAATAAACAAGGATAATCTCTTTTACACTGTGTAAAGAACTCACCTAACTCAAATAACATGTCTAATGTATTATTTTGATATGGTGCTCTCTTGACTAACATAGTGTGATCAAGTGTTATCATTGTATTTACGCCCTTATGTAGATTCATATAAGCATCTATCTGTTCTCTCATTTGATTAACAGTCATAGGTGTACTAATAATGTCAACCGGATTCTTTATTCTTTCTTTAGCATATAAATGACATGTGTTTAATGTATCATTACTTAACACAGATCCTGCACTACACAGTTCTTTATAAGTTTTACCTGTTATAGAACTAAACTCTCTGATTGCTGAGGTTCTACCCACCATCTCAAATTGAAATTCTAATACTCTAAACTTATCATTTGGATTTAATGCAAATGATTCTCTAATTATCTGATCTTTAATTAATGTTTTACCTGAGCCAGGTCTACCACCAATTACAGTTAAAGTATTCCATTCTAAACCATCAGTAGCTGCATCATTAAATTTAGGCCATGGTGTATAGATTGATTTTTCTTCTCCTGTTGACCTTCTAAACATATATTTAAGCGCCTCATTAAAGGCTGCATACTGTCCTACCCATGATTCTTTTGGTTTACTCATTGTTTATTATGTATATGATACTTTCTATATTATCAATGCTGTCATTACATGACTGTTTATCTGGAACCCATGTTCCATCTCTTAGCATTTGAAAATCTTCAAGTACAAGGTTTAATTTATTTAATACTTCTGTTATTTGATTAGGTGTCATACTACGTTTTCTTCATAATTTATTTATTTCTTCTTTAACTTCTTGCCAATAATCAGTATTCATCATAAAAGGTTTATAAGTCATAACCTCTTCGGTTATGTTTTCTAATACCTCATCTACACAAATTAATGCACATTGTTTGGCTTGTGGAACTCTACCGTCATAAATTTGTAGGAACTTATTTACTAACTCTATTGATTTTTCTTTTGGTGTCATATTATACTACGTTTTCTTTAAAGTGTTCATCTTCTGTGCTAACTCCTTCTAGAATCATATCACAATAATCTGCCAATGTAGAATGTTTTACTCTATGTTTATCTTGTTTACAGATAAAATATTGACTGGTTTGCATATACATATAATCTGCATCCCTGTACTCATTTACGTACATCTTAGTAGCTTTATGTATAATGGTCCAATCATGATCATATGTATCAAAGAACCATCTAAATGCTTCTCCTAACGCTTTAACGTTATTTCTTGCTGGTTTACCACTTGGTAATTTTTTAGCAGGAAATACAAGTCTATAATTATTAATCAT